TTACGGGGTAATGCCAACCGCTGCCGCCACTTTGTCGCCACTTGGCAGCGTTGCCAGAGGATTGAAACGGAGCGCCGTTTCCAGATGATCCGGTGCCAGATGTGCGTAACGCATAGTCATTTTTATATCGTGGTGTCCGAGAATTTTTTGTAAGGCCAGAATGTTTCCACCCGACATCATGAAGTGCGCCGCAAACGTATGGCGCAGAACGTGTGTGAGTTGACCGCGAGGGAGCACGATAGACGTTTTTTCCATCACGGATAAAAATTGAAAATAGCAGTCTGTGAAGAAATTGAACCCATCAAGCGCCATGATCTCTTCGTAAAGCTCTTTACTGATAGGGATGCTTCTGTTTTTCTTCCCCTTCGTTCTGACAAAGGTAATTCGGTATTTGGTCACCTGTGAGCGAGTAAGATTTACGGCTTCACGCCAGCGTGCGCCTGTGCTTAAGCATATCTTAACTACCAGTGCCAGAATTGGGTCCTGACGTTTGCAATCAGCCAGCAATTCAACAATCTGCTCATGGGTAAGCCATGCCATCTCTTTTTCTGCGATGGTGAATTTTCGCACGTTCTCCAGTGGGTTCGGATACGACCATTCGCCCAGACGGGATAGTTCGCTAAAAACACTACTTAGATAGCTTTGCTCCAGGTTAATGGTGACCGGGCTTGCTCCTTTCTTCCATTTCTCGCTGAAGTAGATCTCGCCTGTCAGGCGTTTATCTCGATAGTGGGCAAACATTTTAGAGGTGAGATCGGTTGCAAGAGGATTGCCCAGAGCGTCAACCATCAACAGCAATTTGTCATAGACATTCTGCCCAGCTGTCAGAGATTTACCATGTAGTTTGAACCATAGTTCAACCACGTCTTTCAGTGTTCGACGATCCACTGATTCACCCAGCCAGGGCTTTGCTTCGGTTTCTTCCATCGTGTGACGCTCAAAAGCCAGAGCTTCGCCTTTGGTGGCGAATTGTTTACGCACACGACGTCCACTACGTCCGGCGGGGTAACATTCGCAAAGCCATTTTCCTGTGGTGAGTTTTCGTACTGCCATAAAAAAGCCCTCATATCAGAGGGCTAAATTTAACTGTATATACAACCAGTAATCAATGTGTGATTACTATGAAACATACATTGCTAAGCAACATGCAGTTCATCGTTGGCGGAAGTTGCTGCTTTGCGCTCTTGCTCAATCGCCAGTGACTCTCTATATTCTTTCGCTTCCGCAAACATTGTCCATTGTGCGTTGATGTTCATATCTTCAATAACAGACTTAATTTCTTTAATATTTACGTTGAAAAACTCTTTTCGTGAGTTAATTTTATTGACCTGTTTTTCGTTGAAGACTTTATGCAGATGATTTTCTAATGATGGTGCATCATCACTATAAATCATCGCATGAACATCGAACGAAAAAGGAACACTAGCATCACCGAGTTCACGAACACGATCAAGTGGTTCAAGGCGGCGTGTCATTCCAATTTTATATACATCTTCGCCAAATGAGCCAATATTACTAATTATATAAACGTGGCCTGATCTAGTTTGTTGAGCCATAGAAATAGCTCGTTGGTTTTTAGCTTCAGCTTCTTCATATTTTAACTGTAGTTCAGCTATTTTTTGCTCTAAAGCTAAGCGTTGTTCTTCATTTGCAAGCATAAGCTCTTTTGTTGCTTTATTTATAGCTTGCTGAATAGCTTTCTCTTCTTTTTCAGCTTCTTTTATCGCTTTTTCATACTCCCTACGAGCTCTTTCCTCTTCACGAAGTTGTTCTTTAATCCTTCTTTGCTCTTCTTTTTCTTCGAGCATAATTTCATTAACTGCAACTCCCCATTTTAGCTCGTTGAGTCGAGCTTGAAGATAGATGTCACTTATTTTTGCGGACCTAAAGGCAGAACCATTGTAATTTACAAGTTGAAACGCATCTTTTATCTCTTGGGAAAGTTTTCCAAAATTGTTGTGTTTGACTTTTGATAAAATACTGTCAACTCTTCCATTGAAGGCATCTAAAACAAAGTTGATAGCAGTATTACGCCTGTTTTGTTCAACATAATCACACGAAGCAGCTTTATTAGTTTTTATTAATGATTTTGTTAACTCCCTGGCTTTTTGTAATTCCTTACCTGCATCTGTAAACTCATAATTTTCTGCCAATTCATCGAGAACGCTACGGTTAGGGATGATCCATTCATCACCATAACCTTCAATTTTATTTTTCATTGATTTGGCAACTGCTTCATATTTTTCTGCAAACTCTTTAGCTTCATATGCTGAACCAGCAATCTCTTTTGCTCTTTCTTCTGCATCGGAAATAATTTTCACTGCATTGTCATTAGCATTTGAGATCAGCTCATTTGCTTTACTATTGGCATTATCAAGACGTTCTTTAGCTTTCAGGCGTGCATCGCGAGCGTCTTTAGTAATTGCTATAGCTTCGCTATTAGCGTTGCTTATTTTTATCTGAGCTTGATAATTTGCTTCGTTTACTGTCTTAGCAGCCTTTATTTGGGCTTCTTCTATTTTTTGCCTGGCTATTGAGTCTGCATTTTTTATCTTATTCTCTGCTTCCATCACTGCGCTGTGCAATTCTACGTATTGCCATAATGGCGCAGCTCGTCCTTCAAGCTCTGATAGATCTCGTACAGTCTGTGCTAATTCTTCTTGATTTTCTTTCAGTTGGTTGGAAAGGGCTATGTTGTTAGCTGTCAAGGTATTTATAGCCGCTTTATGTTTTTTGCTTTGCTTAAATAATATTACAGCTAGAATGGGGGCGAGAAATGCTAATAAGAATATAACGATGGAAAATGAATTCATTTTTAAATCCTTTTACTATATTAATTTGAAACTATTGTACTTCTTATACAAGCAACTACTTCAATATCAGAAAATGCACATTCAAAGCTATTCTCTGTACTTGTAATTTTAATCATACCTTTTGGAAGCTTTGTGATTTTTCGAATGGAATAGGTTCCGTCGATGTTGATTAACCAGTGCCCATCAAGTACTTCAGAAAATTTTTGATCACAAATGTATGTGACGAGCCCATCCTGAATAACAATTGGTGATGAAAGATTTGCAGGAAGAAATGATGAATCGAAGACATATGAACCATCTTCAATCATTTTGCCTGCGGTAAGGCGAAACTTGGCAAGCTCTTCTGTAGCTGCTGTCAGCGAGCTTTGCTTAAGGCCTTGCCCGGTGGTTAACCATTTCAGTGAGGTTCCTGTTTCAAGAGCACATTGGATTATCCAGTCTGCAGGAAACGTATCCCGCAAATACCTGTTCGCCAGAGTGCTTTTTGATACTTCCAAGTGATCAGCTAAAGCCTGTCGTGTCGTAAAGCCATAAGCTTCGACTAATCGCTCAATCGCAGCCTTACCACCTTTATTGGGATTTATTTTGATCTCATTTGGGTACTTTGATGTTGACATATCTCTTTTGCGATCCTAGTATCAATTTTGTCCCCGTTTGGGTACTTGTCACGATTACTACAGGCTCACCACAAGCCAATAGGAGATGTTGCATCATGACCCCTAACATTTCAATAACTCTGAATACGCCACATGTCACAATTGAGCGTTATAGCGAACTTACTGGTCTTTCTATCGACACCATCAACGATATGCTGGCTGATGGTCGCATCCCTCGCCATCGCCTTCGGAAAGACAAGAAAAGAGAAAAGGTAATGATCAACCTTGCTGCTCTTACCGTTGATGCACTTACTGATTGCAATGTTGTATTCAACTAGTTCCATTTTGGGATACATCAGGGGTGTCGACTATGTTTGATTACCAAGTTTCCAAACATCCACATTTTGACGAAGCCTGTCGTGCATTCGCACTGCGCCACAACCTGGTGCAACTGGCAGAACGTGCAGGCATGAATGTACAGATTCTGCGGAACAAGCTGAACCCAGCTCAACCTCATTTATTAACCGCACCAGAAATCTGGTTGCTTACCGATCTGACTGAAGATTCAACGCTGGTAGATGGCTTTCTGGCACAGATTCACTGCCTGCCATGTGTACCGATTAATGAGGTGGCAAAAGAGAAACTGCCGCATTATGTCATGAGTGCAACCGCAGAGATCGGGCGTGTTGCTGCAGGTGCGGTATCCGGCGATGTAAAAACCAGTGCAGGTCGTCGTGATGCTATCAGCAGCATTAACTCTGTAACACGGCTGATGGCGCTGGCCGCTGTTTCATTGCAGGCCCGTTTACAGGCTAATCCTGCGATGGCGAGTGCAGTTGATACCGTTACTGGCCTCGGTGCTTCATTCGGTTTGCTGTGAGGTGCTTATGCTGACGAAAGAACCATCATTTGCATCGCTGCTGGTAAAACAAAGCCCGGCAATGCACTACGGTCACGGCTGGATCATGGGGGAGGATGGTAAACGCTGGCATCCGTGCCGTTCACAGGATGAATTGCTGGCAGAACTATCTACGAAAAAACGGGGGAACAAATGGCTATTGAAGGCGCTGCGGCAACTGTTCCATTAAGCCCCGGTGAACGCCTGAATGGACTTAATCACATTGCGGAGTTAAGGGCGAAAGTTTTTGGCCTGAATATTGAGTCAGAGCTTGAGCGGTTTATTAAAGATATGCGTGATCCACGGGATATCAATAATGAACAAAATAAACGAGCACTGGCTGCCATATTCTTTATGGCAAAAATTCCAGCTGAACGTCATAGCATCAGCATTAATGAGCTGACCACTGACGAAAAGCGGGAGCTGATTAAAGCAATGAATCATTTTCGTGCAGTGGTGAGCTTATTTCCCAGACGGCTAACCATGCCGAATTAACCAACTAATGAAATTAATGGCGTAAACCCGCCGGGCATCCCTTTATCTAAATTCAGGAGAATTGATTATGCGTAATATTGAAACCCTCACGACTAAAACCGGACCGGATGACGCAGGGCTTAATATTTTACTGACAGAGGCTCGTCTGGAAGAACGCCGGGCAAGGGCTGAAGCAATGGCAGCTCGCCTTGATAGCCTGGCGTGTCATATCTCATCCCGTCAGCTAAACCACGTGGAAGCGGCAGAACTGCTGCGTGTGACTGCTGAAGCAATCCAGAACGAAGCGCAGGAGATCCACTAATGGCTGATGCAATGGATCTCGTACAGCAGCGCGTTGAAGAAGAACGCCAGCGCCATATCCGTGCTGCCCGTGCCAAAACGCCGGGCGTGTCCCGCGTGCTTTGCGTTGAGTGTGAAGCGCCAATTCCGCCAGCACGCCGCCGTGCCATTCCGGGTGTGCAGCTTTGCATTACATGTCAGGAAATCGCAGAGCTGAAAGGCAAACATTACAACGGAGGTGCTGTATGAGCACCATCTTGAAATGGGCGGGAAATAAAACCGCCGTAATGTCCGAACTGAAAAAACATCTTCCTGCTGGTCCGCGACTAGTTGAACCTTTCGCGGGTTCCTGTGCTGTGATGA